GCCAAAGTGACAAGCCCTTTAGCTATCTCTTCCCAGCTCATACTACCCATCTCACGAAGAGGTTTAACGAGAATGGTAAGTGCCGCAGCAACCCCAATAAGACCTGTAGCCTTAGCGATCATGCCTTGAGGCATAAAATTTAAAGCGAGGGTTATAGCAGCTAAAGCTCCTGCCAATGTAGTAAGTCCTCTAGCTATTTCACCCCAATTCAACGAACCCATTTTTCCAACCGCTTCGCCAATTATAAGCAAGGCAGCCCCCATAACAACCATTCCGGTAGCTTTGTTGATCATACCCTTAGGCAAGAGATTCATAGCAATTGTTATAGCCGTCAAAGCTCCTGCCATTGTGACAAGACCTTTCCCAATCTCTTCCCAGGATAGTTGACCCATACGTTCAACTGCTTCTGCAAATATAAGCATCGCAGCGCCAAGGGCGATCATACCTATACCCGTTGAGATCATTCGTTTCGAATCGCCCATAAGGTGTGTAATTGCGACTACTTCAGCAAGAATGATTGTAAGTCCGGTTAAACCTTTAGCTAATTCTTCCCAACTAAGTGCGGACATTGATTCGACCGCTTTTGACATAATCAAAATTGCAGCCGCAAAAGCAATTAATCCGGTAGAGCCCTTTATGAGTTTTCCAGAACTCTTATCCAGCGAATTAGCTGCGATGACAAGGACCGCGGCCAAAGCCGCAATACCGACTGTGCCTTTTGCTACTCCTTCCCAGTCAAGAGATGCAAGATTTTTCATAGCGGATGATAGAATTAGAATAGCCGTAGCCATCGCAATCATTTGGATGGAGACTTTAGCCATTTTACCGCCGCCAAGAGTTTTTTGTATAGACTTCATCGCAAGAGCAAGCTCAACAAAAAGAACTGTAATGGCCGTCAACGACGTTGATAATTTTTCGCTGTCAATAAGAGAGAGAACAACAAGTGCTGCTGCTAAAATACCAATAGCTGAAGCTATCGTAAGTAATGTTTTAGCTTTTAGACTACTCTGATAAGCTTCCAGAGAACCGCGGACGCCGTCGAGAATATTTGTTATACCCTCAAGGAATCCTCCGGCTCCAGATGTAATATCAGTAAGCGAATTAATGAACTTCTTGATACCAAATAAAATAGTACCAAATAAGCCGGTGTTAATAAGGTCAAGAATTTCATTAAACTCCATGTTTTCAACAGCATAGCTTACTTTATCAGCAAGAGCACCAAGACCCTTTCCAATAATACTTCCGAGCTTTGCTACGATAGGAGCCACCCACTCAAGAACCTTTACAATTGCTTCAAATGCCGCTCCAAATATCTGCCCTAAACGAGTAAACGGACGGAAGCGTTTTTCCGCCTTCTCCGAAAACTCATCCAAAGGACCCATATCAATAGATTTAAAACCTTTAAACGCCGATCCAATTCTATCAATGGCATCTTTGATTTTATCTGCAACAATTGTAAAGATTTCTTGGATTTTCTCAAAAGCTCTAGCAAATATATTTCCTTCTTTGGCCGTATCTCGTAGTTTAACAAGAAAATCGCCAAATCTTGCTGTTAACTCTAAAATGCCACCGGCAGTTGGACCACCAAATAAACTGAATACTTGTCCCGCTACATCGAAAACAAATCCAAAAGCATCTTTCACAAGATCAAGAACCGCAAACAAACCCTTAAATGTTCGTCTAATTTTATCAGCGGTTTCATCTCCGATTTTTAATCTTTCTGTAAATGTTTTTAGTCCGTTAGTTAAGTTAAGTAATTGTTCGCTGGTAGTCGGAGGAAATATATCTCTAAAAGCTTCGCTAATTGGTTTTATAATTTTACCGAGGGCCTCAAAAGAATTTCGAAAAGCTTCTATTAAGGCTTCCCTTCCACCGTTCTCTTTCCAAAGACGAAGGAGTTCATTACGAGCATCCGACATGCGGTCTATGAAACCACCAATTACCCCTCCAAGTTCGGTAAGTAATTTTTTTGCTTCTTCGAAATCACCAATTAGGATTTCCCAAGTTTGAGCCCAACCGGAACCTGCGGCTTCTTTCAAAGTATCGAATAGTTGGCTAAATGTCTTAATATCCTGAGCCGCCGCAAAGGCTTTTTTACCTATGTCTGTTGTCTCATCGGCATATTTACCTAGAGTTTCAACCAACACTTCGGTCGTCATCCATTGGTCTTGTAAGACATCATTGAAATTTCTTGTTGCATTAAAAACATTACCTTTGAGTGTTTTGTACATGCCGTCCGCAGTTTTTGTTACGGTTCCGGTAGCAACGGCAGTCTCAAGTAACTGGTTTTTAAATTCAACAGTCGCCATATTGGCGTTTTCGATTGATTTCCAGTCAATGAGTTTAACGTATCCGGCCGAAAGAGCCTGTGCAAAGTTATACATGGCTCTAGAAGCTTCATTTGCGTTCGCGCCAGAAACAGCAGCAACGTTACTTACACCCTGAATAGCTGCAACAGCGTCTTTAAGTGAGACACCTGCATTTGTGAATTTTCCAATATTACTAGTCATATCCGCAAATGAATAAATTGTTTTGTCGGCATAAACGTTTAATTCCTCAAGATATTTATTAACCGTTTCGAGGGATTCTCCCGTACCTGCCATAATGGTTTGGATAGAACCCATCTTAAGTTCATATTCTCCAAAACCTTCTGAAATAGGTTTTATGGTTAAAGCAGAAACAATTCTTTTTCCCGCATTGATTGCAGAATTAGTAATGTTTGCAAGGGCTGTTACTGCCATGACCTCAAGAGCTGAAAACTTAAGACGAACGTTCTCTACAGCACCACTGAGCCCAGACATATTAACGTTTTTGGCGGCGGTGCCTATGTTTTCTAAGCCTTTTGAGGCTCCGGTCAAATTCAAGCTTTGTTTAAGTTTGTCAAGAGTTGACATAGAAGTTTTGACATTATCTTCAAACTGCTTGTTGTCAAACCTCATTTCGACAACTCTTTGATCAATAGTTGTGCTCATAGCTTAGTAACCTCCCTCCATGCTTCGTTTACGATTTTATCAAAGATAGGCTGGATAGCAGGATTGATGTAATTTCGACCCTGTACCCAGCCGCCATTTCGAGTTCCATGTCCATATTGCAAAATAATTGCTATAGGAACTCCATTTTGAATATTTGAATTATAAAAAGTGATTGAAACTGACCCGTTCTTATGTATAATCTTGTAGTACCAAGAATTAGCAGTTTGTCCGGAGTCAATAGGTGTTGCAGACGCAAGGGCGGCTACTCCCTCTCGACCATACTTGTCAAGATCTCCAAGACGAACGGCCTCTTTTGCTTTTTCCAAGAAACGTGTCAGTTTAGAGAAGTCACCCTTTTGTCTGAAACTTATCATATGGATTCTCCTTTTATAGAAGTTCGTTTACTCTCTTCTGCACAGCAGAATAATCATAGCCAGCTTTAGTGATACGATCCTTTCGGTCCTGACCGTTACCCCATAAACCCCGAATGACTTCGCGGGCAATTTCATCGATGCTTTTCTTCGAAGATGTGGTCACTGCTGTTCCACTTTTCGTGGTAATGTAAGTATCAAAACCAGCAGCTTTAAGTTTAGCGGCCATAGCATCTGCGTTTGATTTTTTGCTAAAGGCGCCAACCTGAATTTTGTAGAGGTTATCTACTTTTACCATATAAGTATCAAATCCAGCGGCTTTTACTTTGGCCAACATAGCCTCGGCATTTGCTTTCTTACTAAATGCTCCTGTCTGAACTCTATATAAAATTTCGGGTTTAACATTAGGAGAGCCGCTATTTAGCTTCGCATTTACTTCGGATGCAATTTGTCCTAGACGATTATAAATATAATCACCAGGACAAGACTTATTAGCAAACCATCGATGAACGGTCATGTTCTGTTTATCTGGCTGACCAATTAAAGATTTATCCGCTTTCCACTTAAGTTCTGGAATACCATTTCGTTTGCAAATATCGACTAACAGTTCTATTAAAGCCTTATAAACTTTATCATTGATAGCATAAGGGTGAGTTTTATCGCTGGCACACTCTATGGTAATTGCTCGGTGATCATTAGCAGCGTTAGAAGAGCACCAGGAACGGTCTTTTTCTTCGACATACATTCCGATCCGACCGTCAGGTCCAATACCATAATTGGAAGAAGCCCGTCGTGATGTCCGAGCAAATATATTACCAATAGTCTCCACTGAGCATTGACCGACAACACAATGAATTGTAATGGTGTCAATTTTATGATTCCTTGGGCTGGTCTTGTTTGGACTAATTTTGGTATAACTAACCAAAGGGCTATTACTCATGATTATTCCTCCTTAATTCTTTGAATCTGTTTAATCATTTGAACCACTTTGTCGTAACCAACCGTTGAAATTAGGAAACCAAGATACATAAGAATAACAATCTCGACTCCAACCTTCAAAGAAAAGACAATGTCGTTCATGATGATATAGATGACGCAAACAGCACAAGCGATTATAACTGAAGAAACAGCGGCCAAAAAATTAGAAGAATATTTAACAGTTGTCCCGTCAAGAAGCTTCTTGATTCCTTCGACCGTTAAATTTGTTACAACAGAAACAATTAAAAGCGCTGTAGTTAAAAAATAAATAGGCATGGTAAACCTCCTTTATTCAACCGACTCGTCTTTTTCAGACGAATAGTTTAGTTCGAGTTTTTTATTTAATCTCTTTTCACGTTCTTCGAAGAACGTTTCGAAAAGAGCTTTTAAGAAATATCCAAGCATTACTCCGATGATAGTATTAGCGATGGTGCTAGAAAGTGATTCTGCAATTTGCTCTTTACCCATAAAAGCAAGCATGTATGATAGCTGTAAATCTATTAATGAGATAATAAGAATTACTGCAACTGCCTTTTTTGT